ACCAGTCTTTATCCCAGTCGGGGTTGTCTTTTCTCCATTGATCGTAGTCCGCGATGGACATGTTCAATTCTTGTGTTTCACCAGTTTTCAAATTCTTTACAGGATATGTGGGCATAATAAGTCTCGGACTACAAAATTATTTAGACATCAGACATTCGGATTGCTATGAGATTATTATCCGTTGTCCACATCTTATTCCATTCTGCTTTTGGTTTTACATGATAATCATCACCCTTATATCGTTTAAATTTTTTAGAATTTAGAATAGTATGGTGAGAAAGAATTGCATAGTCAATATTACTGTCTACATCATAGTTTTTTTCCTCCATCATTTTCTTTAGTTTATCATTAATATGAGTTTCTGTGTGATATGCTTCAAAGTTTTCAATCCTTTTTTTGTTCTCATGTGGGAGAGCAAAAATAGTATTTGCATTGAAATTTATACTTTCTCTTGTGGTTCCGAGTAGTAACAATCTGTTAACTAACTCATCGTCTTCCCAAGCAACATATTTACCCATATTTTCATTGTACCCACCAACATCCTCGAAGTCGGAGTAGTGTGTATACAAAGTTCCCCATAGTGGTCTATAACACTTATGGGCAGGAGAGTATAATCCAGAATAAAAAATTCCGTAATCGTCTAATGGATGTTCTTCAAAAAAGTTACAGTATGGATTCAGAATTGTATCTGAATCTAACTTAAGAATTTTAGTACCACTGCAGATTGAAAATGCTAGATTTAAAGGTTCTGGTTGATTAAAATATTTTTGATCAGGAACATATACTCTAGTAACTTTTGGACTCAATTTACATAGAAAAGAAGAATCTTCTTTTGAGTCCCAATCAACTACTATAATTTCCTTAATTTCTTCAAAAGGAATCCAAGATTGAATTGCAATAGAAAGAGCTTCAAGTCTATCTTTACATGCAGTAATTACAGATACTTGACCCGTCATACTTTCTTCTTAGTCGCGTTATAATAATTTTTTGATATTTCTTTAGTCTTCCACTCATATAGACGGATAGTTTCTGGAGACATTTCTGCAGCACTTGAATTATATCTGGCAGTATCAATGAAATCTCTAACACCAAAAGTATCCATATTTTTTTCTTTATGTTGTTGAGTAAGATACTTGAACTTGGTTTTCTTTAGTTCTTTACTATTCAAAACACCCATAAGTCCAGGTGCAATTACTTCATCAATGGTATCTTTATACCACTTACCAGTTTTTGTCTCAAAGGTATCTAAGAATTCCTTATCTTTCTTATATCCCTCAAAATTCTGAACACGAACTTCATCGTTGTGGGGAATATGTAAGGCAGAAAGGACTCGCATGTCAATAGTATTGCAATCCAATCCAAGATTGTGCTGAAGTCTTACAGAGATCTCATCGTCCTCTACGGCGTAATACTTGCCCATATTTTCATTGTACCCACCCACTTCATCAAAATGTTTCTTTCTGACGTATAGGAGACCCCACAGGGGGTGTAGGCATTCATCTCCTACTTTATCATTAACACCACTTACAAAGGACTCCTCATCGAAGATGCCATTAACATGGAAGAAGTTGTAATAAGGATTCAAAATATGGTCTGCATCGAATTTCAGAAGAAATTCTCCTGTAGCCATAGACGCAGCAAGATTCAAGGGTTGGGGTTGATTGAAGTATTCTTCACCATCAACCCGAATCACCTTGATCCTATCGTCTAATTTTGTCAAGTGACTGATCTCCTCTTTGGAAGACCAGTCAACGATGATTATCTCTTTAATTTGGTCAAACAATAACCAAGAAGATAGGGATATTGTCAAAGGTTTGATTCTATCCCTACACGCACAAATAACAGAAACTGACATTTTTAATAACTACTCTCCTGTCCGTAACAATTTAAAGAACTAATCTTGTCATTATCAACTTTCTCTACTACAACTTCTCCGTTTGGTTTAGTGAACTCAACTACCCATTTACCATCTTTGAACTCAATTAATTGACATGCTGCATTGTACTCGGCAACGTGGTAATAAGTCATGGAACCTCCTAGACTATAAGTATATATCACCACTCAAGTGCGGTTGCAATCTCAGGGAATTGTTCTGTGAAGATTTCACGACATCCCTCTGCGATTTGCATGTGTTCCTTCTGAGTACCGTGACCAGAACGCAGATTGATGTAATGGATCCATGATCTTACAGAGCCGGTCATGTAAATTCTTGTTGGCGTGGCCAGGGGCAAGATATTTCGAGCACACTCCTTTGCAACGCCCCTGTTCAACATCTGTTCGTACAATGCAATTGCAGAGTCAAACAGTGTCTGGGTTTGCATCTCAAGGTTTTGAACCTCGAATGGATCCATGTCATCAATACTATTCTGACGGTTCTTAGTGTCTTGACGACGGAACTCAGGCATCTGGATTGGATCAAGAGAAGTAGACGCAGCATAACGCTGGGAAAACTCTTGATATGTAAATGAGCGATGGCGCAAAATTTGAGCCGCGATTGCTCTGGTCGTATTGATCTCCAGAGTCATGTAGGCCTGTTCAAAGATCGACCAGTGTTCGTGTTTGATACAATACTTGAGGAGACCTGCAGAAGTATCAAAGTTTAATTGATTATTTGGATTGCTCACACGAGCGACATACGAAATAACTTCCTGCGCCGTTTTCTCAAGAAGTTCACCTGCACCTTGAGTTAGGGCGATAAGTTTGATTTGGTTTGTCATAGAATCTTTAGTCTGGGTATCCGTCGTCATCGTTGTCACTAGTTGTATAGGTGTTTGTCTTTGATTCTACCACATAAGAGTCAGGATCGGAATAGACTTCAGACTCTAAGAGGTCAATCAGTGACTTAAGATTTCGGACGATTAATTTAAGTTTTTCTCTTTGCATAAAAAAACCTTGTTCTTATTTATTTTAACACAAAAAAAGGAGGTTGTCACCAACCTCCTGAGGACGATCTCTTGGACAAAACTCATGGATCAAGGATTTTCCTGCATACTTTTTTACACTCCTGTTGATTTAATGAATCACATTCGATTAGACACTCGTAGTAGTCACTGATTCGTTGCTCTTCCTCCTTCAAGTCATCGATAGTACGTTCTAAATGTCGCCATTCATCAAATTGAGCGCGGGATAATATATTGTGCATTTCCACCTCCAATTTGTTTTTTATACCATAGCGAAAAGAATAAATTTCAGTTCATCTTTTCATCCTTAATTCTATCCTTATATAGTGAAAATGTCACGATTTACACACAAATTAACTAAGTTTGTTGTCTTTGATACAAAAATACAAAAAAAGAGAGGGTTCTTTACCCTCTCTTGAATACTTTCCAGAATGGAACGCCTCGCGACTTAAGATTAACCCACTTGGCGTAATGTACACCACGATAAGTCAAAAACGCGAAGGTTTTATCTGGATCGTGTTTATTTGAATCATACTCTGGAAGGTCGTATTCTAATCTGACCTTGAGCATGTTTCCCCCTACTTATGTAATAGAAGGATTTCTCCGTAAAGTAAAGACATGCAAGCTACACAACCTAAGGAAATAAATCCTGCAATTTGTAATGCTTCCATGGCGATCACTTAACGTAAGTTTTACCGCGATAGCAGAAGGTGCCGTGAGACTCCTTAGACTCTACACAACGTGTGTCATACTCAACACCACGATAAGAGGTGTGAGTGATCTGTGCATCGTGCAAAGCAGCTGCTTTCTCGATCTGCTTTTTGATGAGGTTTAGTGTGTTCATTGTCGTTTCCTAAAGTAATTGGATTTTAAGGCCCGTTCCTTTAGTCGTTTGCGTCCCAGTAGTATCTACATTCTGGTACAGATTCCTTTACGGTCTCTATTAGTTCTACCACAATTTCTTTAGGTAGTTCTGCCCTGTTTACTTTGATCCCGAGCATTAAAGCATCAGCATCTGTACAAGACATCGTTGCATAGAATAGTAGTTCAAACATGGGATGAACGCTCCGTTCCGCGACTTACTTGCGTCTCATGTATATATCCCATTACATTGACCTTCTACTTTTGACTTAAGATATCCTATCAGA